CAGGTGTGTGCATGGGTACTTCTGGTGTGAAAAGTTGCAAAGACATCATACCATTGTTCTTAAAGGACAGTGAGCAGAAGAAATTGCTCAGGGGTTCCAATAACTCCGTGCGCATTGATGTGGCAGATATTGTCACGCGCAAGAACAAGGTTTGTATTGACAGGAAAATCCACACCAGCATGACCTGCACTTATTTGCCTAAGGGCATGAATGTGTCAGGCAACCAGATGCTCGGTTTGGTTAAGTACAATGCCCCCACTAAAAGCGGGGATTGCGGTGCACCTGTCACCATTGCTGAGAACCGTTATTACGGTGGTCGTGCCTTATTAGGCATGCATGTGGCTGGACGCGCAAACACTGAAGCGCGTGAGGGTTATGCCAGCGTGGTCTCACAAGAGGTGGCCATGAGTATTTGGATGACATTGGCAAGTTATGACGATGTTGTCGCCAAGATTGGTGATCCCAAGGAAGATGTCACAAAGTCCCTTTCCACTAGGTCCGCTATGCGGCCTATTACTGAGGAGGAGAAGACTACTTTCCAGTCTTGTGGCATTACTGGTGGCTCAATAGAGCCCTTGGCGATGTTGAATGAGCCCGTTAATTTGGGCACTGTCACAAAGCTCAAGCCTTCCATTATGCAGGAGGAGGCTGTGTTTGGACCTCCGCCTACATTACCTGCAGTTCTTCGGACTGTCACGGTTGATGGTGAGGCGGTTATTCCTATGGTCAATGCTTTAAAAGCATACCAATCACCACACATTTACCATTCTCCCGATGATATGGCCAGCATTGTTAGCCACGCCATGAAGAAACACAGGGAAGCCACAGTTGGCCATCCCCGTTATATTTTGCCTTTTGAGGAGGCAGTTTCACCACCAGAGCATATGAAGCTCAAGCCTCTGAACCGCACTTCTAGTGCTGGTTGGAAATACAGAGAGTATGTGTCCCCCGCGATACCCGGCAAGACTTTTGCTTTGGGTTATGAGGGAGATATTGATTTCGACAACCCTGGCCTCCTGAAGGTTAGGGAGGATGTACTTGCTATTATTGCAGGTGCTGAGATGAAGATACGCTCACTTGTGCTTTGCACAGATTTCCTTAAGGATGAGCTGCGCACCATTGAGAAGGTGCAGAACGTCAAGACACGTGCCATTAGTGGAGCCCCTATGGACTACACGATCGCGGTGCGCATGTATTTTGGCGCTTTTATGGCAGCCACCTTTGCCACGTATGTCAAGAATGGCATGGCACCGGGATTGAACCATTATACTGAGTGGGGAGTCTTGGCTGAGGCTTTGCTTGAGAAGGGCGATAAGCTCTTCGATGGTGATTTCTCACGCTTTGACGCCAGTGAGCAGCCTTGGATTCACGATGGCATCCTCCGCTACATTAATGAGTGGTACAAGGATGGTCCAGAGTGGGAAGAGGTGCATGACATCGTTCGCGGTGTCTTGTGG